ATGAGTGGAACTTTGGCGCTAATGGATCATTTACTTACGCACCACCATCTGGCTACAAGGCACTCTGCACGACGAATCTTCCCGACCCAACGATTGCCGATGGTTCGACGGCGTTTGATGCAAAGCTCTACACGGGCAATGGCTCTACACAAACAATTAGTGGCCTTGGTTTCAGCCCAGATTGGGTATGGACAAAGCTGCGTAGTGCTGGCTTTGGTCATCGTGTTTGGGATACTGTGCGTGGCGCAACAAAACGTTTAGAGCCTCATGCGACAACAGCTGAAGCTACTGAATCAACAGCCCTGACAGCATTTACTTCAGATGGTTTTAGTGTTGGTGCAGAAGCCAACGTCAATACCACTTACCTTGGCGGCAAGTTTGTTGCTTGGTGCTGGGACGCTGGGTCGTCAACGGCCAGCAACACTGACGGCAGCATCACTTCTAGTGTCCGCGCCAATGCGTCTGCTGGGTTCTCGATTGTTGGTTTCACGGGAGACGGCTCTGGGACAGATACTATCGGCCATGGACTAAATGCTGCCCCTGAGTTAATTATTTTAAAAGACCGCGACAACGCAACTGACTGGCTTGTTTATACACAGCAAATAGATGGTTCATGGGATTTTTTAACATTAAACAAAACAGATGCCAAGTCAGATTCATCTTATCCCGCCGCTACGTCATCAGTTTTTAGTTACGGCACAGATGCGGCTGACTACATTGCCTACTGCTTTGCACCTGTCGAAGGCTATAGCGCGTTTGGTTCGTTTGATTCCACAAATACAACAGACAACGCGTTTGTTTATTTAGGATTCCGCCCACGTTGGGTGCTTTGGAAAAGAAGCAGTGCTGCTGGCGGCTGGTTTATTTACGACGCTAAAAGGGACCCTGTTAACGGTGTAGATTCCTATCTTCCAGTAGATACTAACGGTCAGGAAGACACAGCATCTCCAGCTCCTTTAGATTTTTTATCTAATGGATTTAAGATTAGAAACACTTTAGGCGGAACAGAAACATTTATCTACGCCGCATTTGCTGAAAACCCCTTCAAAACCTCTCGCGCACGTTAATTAACACAAATAACTATGTTACAACTTGATGGTAAGACCCTGCAGTATGACAGGGCATTTACACACGATGGAATTTCATACCCTGCTAATTGGCTGCGCTTGACCACTTTGGAAGAAAAACAAGCCATTGGTATTAGTGAAGTTGCTGATAATACCCAGTCTTGGGATCAGCGCTTCTACTGGGGTGTTGATAACCCTAAAGATCTTGATGAACTTAAAACTAACTGGAAAACACAGCAGACTGATTACGCTGCATCGGTACTAAGTCAGTCTGACTGGCGTGTTGTAAAAGCTAAGGAGACTGGAACTAACATCCCATCTACTTGGAAGACATACCGCGCTGCAGTTCGTACTGCGTGCAATACACGTCAAACTGAAATTGATGCTTGTAAGGATGTACCAGCTCTACAGGAGCTTCTATTTGGTGCAGCCACCGTTACTCAACAGAAAAAAGATTCTGAAGGCAATGGTATCGTTGAACCTGACACAATTACTGTTGATGGTAAAGAAATTGCCAACAACGTTGCTGGGCAACCAGTCATGGAAACAGTCGCTAACCCAGCCATTGCTACGGCATGGCCTACCCCTATCTAATTATGATCACCCTTATCCGTCCAATTCTTTTTTCATTCCTTAACTCTGAAAAGGTTAAACGTCTTATCGTTGACCTTCTCGCCAAACTGGCTGAGCAAAGTGACAACACTGTTGATGATCAGGCAGTGAAGTTTATCGAACGCGGTTTGTTCGGTGGACCCTTGGATTGATCCTCCCGTAATACCTTACCTGGCGATCCCTGAAGCGCCCTTTATGCCTCCACCTATACTGGAGGTACCAAGAGCGGAGATACCTAACTACAAACCCCTTGTAGTACCTCCTAACACGCTTCGACCGCCAGCAGGTATTGAGGGTATTAATACTGAGGATGAACCACCACAAGAGGATGAGGAAACTACCTCTAGAAGACAACCTACAACACCCAATATAGATTTACCACCTGAAGCTCAGATCATAGAAATCCCATTTACGGACATTGAAGTCCCAATGCCGACGACTACGATCATGACTACAGCAGCTACAACAGCATTTATTTCTGTTGCTGCCACCCTGACTGCTACCTCTTTGTTTAAATATTTAGTGATGGTAATGAAACCCATCATGAAAACCACATGGAACAAGATAACAAAAAAGAAGGAACCAAAAACTTCTTAGCTAAAGTTAAAGAAAATACTGAGGATGAAATTCAAATTCTCGGTACTTTTGTTCGTCTAGGTGTTGTCGTATGGAGTGGTTTTATTATCACTCTAAATTACGTAGACCTACCTATGATTAAAAAGGGGCAAAGCGGTGGTGACATAACTTTTGTTGCCTCAGTATTTACTGGTGCTCTTGCAACTTTTGGTTTAACTACTTCCAATAATAAAGCCGCTCCTAAATCTCCTGATCCTAAAAAGAAAGAAGAATGAAACGACTATTACTTTTATTGTTTTTAGCTAGTCCAGTGTCAGCTCAGGTAACACCTAATTTCACGCAAGGTTCAATGCAGTCAACAACAACTACCACCATTGATATTGACCGAACCATTGCTACAAACGTCTATGGTGGTGCTTATACATCATGGTCTGGAACAAACGTAGTCCCGAGCGGGGACATTGCAGATTCCGCTACAACCTATTCAGTCCACACTGCTGGCGATCAATTTCAACTAGAAATCGTAACGAGAGCAGCGGGCAAAATCCAAGACAGTCTCGTGACAGAAACCATTCAACAGGTTTCTACTACTACATCCTTATCGGTCTTCTCTCAGTAAACCCTGCGTTTGCTAACGAAGATCCAAAGGTACAAAACACATCAAATCCCGTGGCAGCAGCTACGGGTAATGTGACTAATCAGGCGGTGCAATTCCAAAATAATGGAGCACCGTCTCGTCAATACTTTGCAGGAGGCAATAGCTGTAATGGAACCACCATGCAATTTTCACCCTTTTATATGGGCAACGATACTATTCCTCACGATTACACAGGGTATGTACGGAGCAATAACTATGGCGTACAACTAAACTTTTCAGTGCCCCTAGATGGTGGCATGGTTGAAACTTGCAAAGCTATTGCACGGAAACACGAACAAAAAATGCGTCTTGATTATGAACTAGTCAGGGCTCTTAAATGCACAGAAATTATGAAAACTGGGTTTACGTTTAGACCCGGTAGTCGAGTTGAAATGCTGTGTCACGACATAGTACCTATTGTATCTTTAACTAATGATTGAAGCAGCTGTAACTGCTGTTGTCGCTGCAATAGCAGGCGGTGCAGCTTTAAATAATCGAATACACAACAGAATTAATAATGTACATGATCGCATTAGTGGTCTTGACAGACGTATAGATGCTATTGAACTTAGTGTGGCACAAGATTATGTATCTAAAGCTGAGCTATCAACAATGGTTCAGCGTATGGAAGATCATATGGTTCGCATCGAAAACAAATTAGACCAAATTGTCCTTAGAAATACTTAAATGACTTACAACATTGTAGACCTTCGTACCAATAAAATTGTTGGTTCTTATGAAACTGCTGAAGCTGCTGAACGTGCAGAGTCACACCTTGTACATGAACCTTACGAAACATGGTATGAAATCCAAGCACCCGTGAAAAAACGAGCTAAGAAAACTAATGTCAAAAAGCAAAGCGAGTGAAGATCAATTTAACGAGCTACACAACCTTGTCACTACAGAGTTTCTTGCTCGAATTAAGTCGGGCGAAGCTACTACTCAAGATCTAAAGGCAGCTTGTGATTGGTTGGCAAAGAATGACATCAGTGGTGTCGCCTTTGACAATAATTCACTAGATAAGTTGGCTAATATTATGCCTTCAGTTGATCCAGAACTTGTCCAACGGAGGCTATATGGCTCGAAGCTCTAAACATAGTGGCGCTAAATACGCTAACGGTAACTATAAATCATACCAAAAAGCGTATGATGGTAGTAAATTGCAGATCAACAAACGAGCTGCACTAAATAAAGAAAACAGAAAACGGGGAACTTATGGCAATGGTGACGGTAAAGATGTCTCACACAAAAAGAATGGTAAAACATTCCTTGAATCAGCATCTAAAAACCGAGCACGTAAAGGCCGAGCATGACCCCACTACTTTCAACTCCTGACGATTACCTCTACAACTTAATAGTTATGACCTCTCCAGAAGCCAAGCGCCTGTGGAGGCGCTCTATTAAGGAACATTTTGACCATACATGTATTTATTGCGGAAAAACTTATGACCTTAGTCAGTTATCTATCGATCATGTTCATCCTAGGTCTCGCGGTGGGCAGGATGTCGCAACGAATGTCGTATGTGCCTGCACCCGCTGTAATCAGGAGAAAGGAAGTACCCCCGTCCTTGACTGGATGAGGGACAAATTTGGAGTCAATAGGCTCCGTGAAAAGATTCTTATGGAGCACATTGCTTAATGGAAGAAGAAAATCCACTAGGTTTAAATTACACGCCTACAATTAGTGATGCGTTTGAAGGAGCTGTTAATTATCTTGGTGGCGTTGCACGTTTTTACAAAAAAACAGTTCCTGAATTTTTTACTAATGTTAGACGTGGTATTAAAGAAGAAGCTGAAACCCCAGCACCTGTAACAGATACTATAAACCCGCTTACGTTTAGTGAAGAGTTAGTACAAGGGGTGTCAAAAATAGAATCACAAGTGCTAGAACCTGTTGCTCAATTTGCAGAAAACTTAGGTGCATCTGAAGCTTTAGCTGGCGGCATTGCATTTGGCGTGGGTATGGTTTTGCCTGGTCCCGATTTTAGCCGTGGTGCTGCTTCGTATCAACGTCTTATTAAACGTAGTCAAGAAATAGAAAAACTTGGACTTAAAGTTCAAGAATATAAGGGAATTGGAAAAACTGCTAGAGCAGGAAAAAATGAAGCTAAACGTAGTAGTGCTCAATCAAATGTACTACCATTTACTCCAGAAGACCCTAAAGCTTACCCACAAAACGTTACAGCAGCTAAAGAAATGGTTGCAGCAGAAAAAGCTAGACGTGGTACAATAGAAACGTTACATCTTCACCACAAACTACCTAAAGGTATGAGTGCAGCATTTTTTGATAGAATGGATTATTTTATTAGTCGAAATGAAGCATCTTATGAAGACTTATTAGAAATGGCTGATGAAGCTACTAAAATTGGTCTTAGAACTGGTGATGCTAAATCTAATCTAGTTGCTATTGCTGACAAATCCCATACCACATTGCATACAGAAATGAGAGCAATGGATAGTGGAATGTTTGGTAAAATGGAGCTTGGTAAAAAAGAATTGATGGCAGCTATGCGTGAAGCAAAAGATCCAAAAAGTTTAAAGGCACTTTGGAAATCTTGGATTAACGATGATGCCAAATATCTTGTAGAAACTGCTGAAGTTTGGGAACCTCTAGACAACCTACTTAAAGAGATTCGTAAAACCCCCTAGAAGCCCTTCCTACCCCCTACACGCTAG